GCATAAACATTTTCCATTGCTTGTTTTTCTTCGTATTCAATTGATACGACATCTGTAACAGGAGCGCCTAAAATACTGATCACAATATTTGACCATTCTTGCGCTTTTCCGTTAATTAATGGTGGTAAAGGAATATTCATCTTTTAATTTTTTATGCAGTTGTAAATCCTACGTTAACTGTTATTGTTCTTGCAACTCCTACAGGGCGAAGTCCAACGGTAATTTCTAATTTAGAAGTTGCGGCAACGTCTTGAGTTGGGTCGATTGTTACGGTGTAAAGGCTTAATTCCTGATCTCTTACCATTTCATCTAAAGCATCAGCGCAAAGACCTTCAAATTGACCAATTGTATCAGCGCGTAAAGTGCCGTCCGCTTGTGTATATAAAGGGCTTGCTAAATAATCTAATAAAACAGTGCGTAGATTTTTGATAGCTTTATCAATGGTTCTGCCATTCTCGATATAAGCGTAATCATTGTTTAAAGGAATACAAGTATGTGAATCATCAAAATAAGATCCAGTTTTATTTATTTGCTTCTTTAAAAATATGTAACCAAACGAATCAGTATTATTTATTGAGCCATCACTTAAAGCGGTTAATACTTCACCATTAGCGAAATTTAAAACATCAAACTCTACATTTGACATATTGAATTTTCCTACCCATGCAATACAATCACTTACTTTTGCAAGTGCTACAGCTCCCAATGTTGTACCTAAACAACCAATAGATTTACCCGTAGCTTTCCAAAGTTTAAATCCTGTAGCTTTACCATCTTGACCAATAGTTACAGAAACGTTTTCAGCAGCTAATAATCTTAAGTTTGATAAAGTTGCTACAGAAGCAGTTCCTGAGATCTCACCATTATAAATTATTTGTACAGGCTTATGTAAAGCATCTAAAGCATCATAAATAGCTTGCAATGTCGTTACATGGGCTGTAGAAAATGCTGTAGATTTTTGGTAAATACCAATCTGCCTTAATTCACCACTTGCGAAGTTTTGCATTAATGTTACAGAGGCAAAAGTTCCCACATCAGCAGTAGCATAAATACCTACATACAATTTGCCCTTAGGCTGTATTCTGAAAAACTCACTGATATGGTAATGTAAAATATTAATATCCGAAGCAACACCAGCAACAACGTTTTGAGTTAAAGTACCGGCTAATGTTCCTACAACTGTAGATACATAAGGAGTGCCTGAGTTTAAAAAAATACCTTGACCAGCTACAGCGGTAATAGTAACAGTTGCAGTTGCGGCGATGGCGGTAAACCCGTGTGTTGGCGTTCCTAAATTAATTTCAGCAGCTAAACGAGTTGCAGCAGTAGTAGTAGTTGCAGCATCAGCGGTTACTTGTGTGTAACTTGCAAGTGTTACGGTTTGTAATCCTGCATTTCCAACAATTGCACAGGTCAATATATGAGTATCGCCAGCAGCACCTTTATTAGTCACTAAGTAAGTAGCTGTTGAAGCAGTTTCACCTAATGAAGTATTGGTAATACCTAAACCCTCAGCATCTTCAACGCTATAAACAATTTTAATACGATCAGAAGATGTAAAGCCAGTAGGCAAAGTTGCTCCTGAATAAAACAGTAAGCCTGAAATAAAGTCAGCGCCAGCTAAAGGTCTTCCTAAACCGCCCTGTCCTTTATTAAAAATAACATCATTTGCCATTTATAAATATTTTTAAGATTTTTTCTTTTTTGGTTTTTCTTTTGGAGCTTCTTCTGTGATTTCAGTTTCTTCAACTTCTTCTACAGCGTCAGGAACAACTTTTCCGTTTTCCATAACTATAGTTACATCCATGTTTTTTGAATCAGCATAAGCTTTTACAGTTTCAAGTTCAGAGTTTACATAAACAGCGCACTCTTTATTAATTACATAAATGCTTTTGATTTTAATTACTTCTGATCCGTCCCCTTTAGCATCAATTGTAGGGTTGCTTATATATCTTGCTGAAATTTCTTTTGCAATAGATAATTCTGATTTCTTTATTTTTTTGTCGATCATTTGGAATAATTTTAAAGTAAAAGGGAAGGGCAATTACGCCCCACCCTTAAACAAATTCTTAAGTACCTTGAACTAAAGCAACAATTCCTTTTTGGTCAGTACGTAGCTTGCTAGCTCCGTGCATAACCTCTGCTGAGAATATAGAACCGTAGTACTCAGGTAAACCATTACCATTTGAACCGGCATTATAATAAGGAGTAATTGAACCTAAAGCGTGACAAACATAACTTGGGTGAAATGCGATTCCAGCACCTTGATCAGTTGCAGCAGCACTTGTTAATGAACCATCACCGTTAATAGCTTTTAATACAGGTGTACCAGTGTTATCATAAACTAATACTTCTGAGCGGATCATAATATCAAAACCCATTAAACGAGCAACAACACCTTCTGGAGCAATTGCAGTTCCAAATTGATATGCTTGTACGATACCGGCAATATTTAATAAATCCGTATTATACATATATTGAGGTACTAATAAAATACGTCCAGCTTGTGGGATATTGTCAGCGTCTAAAATTGCTTTTAAACGAGTAATATCTTGAATTGTAGTCATTTTACGTGTACCTGTAGCAGTAGAGTGAGGTAAGTTATTTGCTGATGTAGAGCCTGTAGTTTGAACGATTCTACTTGCACCACTTGGCGCCCAAGCGTATAAAGTTTGAGTTGAAACAACAAACTGTAATTGAGACATCATGTTAAATAAAATAGATGCGCGTTTGTTGTAAGAGATTTGTAATTCTTCAATGTTCTGAATCAAAATAGGATCAGCAGTGTATTGATTTAAGCTATAAGTTAATTCGCTATCAGTACGTGAACCAATTGTTGCAGGAAATACAGTTCTGTTTTGTTCAACAGTTGACGTACTGCCAGCTTGTGGAACGTGTACAGTTTTGTATTTAACCCACATTGAGTGATCAGTTGCTTTTTTCATGAACTCATTACCCATGTAAAGATTTTCCTGAATTTGAGCAGACCATACCTCTTGAAGCAAAGCCATGTAAGCAACTTTAGGAGCATTAGATTTGTAACCTAATACAATGAATAAGAACTGAACTAATACACTAATTGCAGTTACACAAGATGCAACAGCTAAAGGATTAGAGATAGATAACTGCTCAGAAAAAAGAGAAGTTAAGATTAATGTTAGCAAAAACGCACTAACCATGTTAGCGAAAAGTTTTGCAATTGTTTTTGAAGTTTTCATATTTCTTGTTTTTCTTTTTTTTAATTAGTCTACCTGGATCTTAGCGCCACTTGGATAGAATTTTGTTCCGTTATAAATAAAAGTTTGCGACCATGTTTTACCTGCAACACCAGTAACCACAGGGGCTACAATAGCGCCAGTAAAAGTTGTTGTTTCAGTTGCATTGGTTTTAATTACAAGGTGTAATATTGCACCAGCTTTAACAGGCGTTCCGGTTGTTACACTTATAGTAGTGCTTGCGGTAAGAGTTGGAATAGAACCAACATAACTTAAACCGTTACCTACAGTAATATTGTTTGTTGCGCCAGCGTTTAAACTAACCGCTGTTGCAGCGCCCATAGGCCATTTTGGAGTAACTTGTGCTTTTACATTAAACGCAAATAGCGTTATGATTGCGAAAATTGATAGTATTTTTTTCATGTTTATTTTGCGTTTGGATATTGTTTTTTGTACAATTCATTGAATAATTCAGGAGTGCTGTTTTGCATTTCTAAAAGTCCGTTAGGATCTTTTTTAGACCAGTCATCAAAACTCCAAGAGTCTTTTTCAGAAGCTTCGCCTTTTGCGTTTTTAAGATCAAATACCTTACTTGCTACTTTTACATTGGAAACCTTATCCAACATGTTTTTTACAAACTCAAAAGATGCTTCACTTGCAGAGGCATTAGCAAGGGTTGAAGCTTTTTCGGCATCAGTAATTTTCTTGTCAGCAACCGCTTTATTTACTAGAGCCTCTGCTTTTTCTTTTAGCGCCACTTTAGCAGCTTCTTCTGCCTTTGCTTTTTCTTCTTTTAAAGCTTTTAATTCATTTTTTACTGTTTCCAGTTCGGCAGTAGCCGTTTCTTTTTCTGCCTTAATAGCCTCAATGGCTTTAACAGCAGATTCTTCGCTAGCGTCATTTTTCAGATCTAGCACGTTGTTTATTTTATCCATTTTTGGTTTTATTAATTGATTGTAGATAAGAGCCATGATTGAAAGGCTCTCAGATTTTTTTATTTTGATTTTTTTATCCGTAGAAACCACGGCATCAACAAACTTTTTATTTAAAAGGGTTTCTTTGTCTTTTTGATCGAATGCTCTAAAAAAAGTTTCTTTTTTCATTAAGCTATCCGTTTCCTCTATTGACATTCCTGTACGGTTAGAAAGCATTTTTGATATACTGCCATTGGCCATGTTTATCAACTCAGCATCATTAGACCCCGATGCGCCGTGTACCATAAGAGTACCGTAATCCATTATTGAACATTTGTTAGCCGCTAAAGCGCACCAACCGGCAGTACTTGCGGCAATACCATCAATAAAAGATTCAGTTTCAATAGGGCTGTTTACAATTGAAGAAAAAATTGCATAACCATCTAAAATAGAACCGCCCTCTGAGTTAATGCGAATGTTTATTTTGTTACATACATCTTTAAGGTAAGCCATCTCACTAGCGAATGCGCTACCTGAAACACCGTAAGAAACACCATTTTTCATTTGAATCCCAATAGGCTCGTATATGCGTATTTCAGCAACGCCCTCGGTAATGTTCTTTATGTATTTGAAGTTTTCCAACTAGTATGTTGAAAAGTTGTTATATGAACTTTTCGCTATACAAAATTAAAGCGGTAATTTTGGCAAACCCCGTAATGTTACATTAATGAGTAGAATTAAAACCGAAAGGCTTCACGATATTTTAACAGAGAAAAAGGAAAAGTATGGGGTAAGGGTGACTGTTTATATAGAAGAAATGAAGGTTACGACCTTTATAAAAGGAACGCTAAAAACACGTTTTTTAGATGATTGTATTAAGAGAGAATGTAACGAAAGTAAAATGGCTGGTCATATTATTGATACTTACTACTCGGCTTTAGCGGCTATTCCGGATCTAAAAGAAAAAGAACCTAACGCAATAAAACAGTTTATTATTGATAGAATAAAATTTAAGGAATGACCCCCGAACGCGCTCGACTAATATTAGACACTTACA